ACTCTTGTTCCTGTTGAGTTTCTGTCAAAGTCAAAGTCGGCATCTGTAATTATTCTTAAAGAAAAATCATCAATGCTAAAAGAACTATAACTATCGTGTCCATAAATTCTTAAGATATTTTTATTAGCTTGTGCTTTAAATTCTACTGTGTGTGTTCCATTAGCATAATAAGTATAACCCCCATTAACATCTTGATTGCCTGTACCTGAAAGCCTTAATAATATTCTGCCTGTTGTGTTATTGGAAATAGTAAATGTAATTCTATATCTTGTTCCCTCAACAAAACTAAAAGCTCTACTAATATCATTATTAAATGGTGCAACAGCAGGATTCCAATTAGCCTTACCCCCTGAAATAGTCCAACCTGTAGTTTTACTCCAATCTGTATCGGTATCAAATCCTCCGTTACTAACTAAGTTTTGCCCTAAAGCATAAGCAGGTTTTATAGAATATAAGTAGTCCTCAGCATAAGCTGTAGGTGTGGTTATTATGGATGCTTTTTGTAGTAAACTCATTGTATATTCTCTAATAGTTGTATAGTCATTGTGTTGTTCTCGTATATCTGTACTCTTCTTCTGAGATCCGAAGTTAAATACTCTACTATATAATCATCTCCCCAACTATTGGTTGTTGTTGCGTTGCCCCAATAACTGTAGCTGTACCCTATTCCCCAATTTATCGTGTTTGCCATTTATATATTTTTTTAATTTTACTTCGTTTCTCTTTTTGGGCTTATAACACCCATCCATTAAATGTTGCATCTTTATCTGGGTTAATATCCTCATTACTATTGCTTGTGTATTCTGGGAATAGATTGCTGTTAAAGTTCATATAATCTATAAATCTTCTAGTATAATATTCTGCAAACTCTCTTTCCTTAGCTACTAAATAATCTACCTCACTTTTACTTGCTGTTTCTGCATTCTCACTAGATCCCTTAAACACTCCCCCATTCTTGACACTAAAAGCAGCGAAAGGCAAGTAATCCATCATAGCAAAATGTATAAGCATTGGTTGTATGTAATCGTTAACTAATGCTAAATAGTTACCACCTAAGCTACTTGTGCTTATATCCGTACTAATCTTATTATATAGATCAGATCCTAAATAGTTTCTTATATGTATCTGTTGTGCTAGTTTAATAAACTGGATGAACTTGTCTGTGTCCACATTGCCATCCATTATGGTGTTTTTAATTAAATCTGATCTTTTAATAAATAATACTGTTGCCATATCTTATCCTTTATAATCTGGGTGATGTCCTCTATTCGGCATATCAAATGGTGCTACCTTGCTTTGCTCTGATCCTGCAGGTTTAGCTTTGTAGCTTTTCGGTATGCTATCTACTTCATTATAATCTTTTATCTTGTCGCTTTTTTTAGTGGCATCTTTTAATCTATATAAAACCTCTTCCCAGACGTGACCGCAGTTAACACCGCCTTTAAATTTAAACAAATCATAGGCTTCACCATTATGCCCAAATGATTTATTTACACCATCTCTACTAGCTTTGTCTATATCCTCTAATCTATAAACCACATTGCCTTTGCTTCTAATCATCATTCTAATACAGAAATCTCTAGAGTTGCTACTTGGGTATTCTTCTTTATATCTGTATCTTACTTTATAAAAGCTTTTATCTAGGTAACTAAATCCATCTGGTTTAGATTTAATAAAATCTTGTAGCTTTTGTAATCCTGTTTTCTTTACCTCTATGCTTTCAGTAGCCCATTCTTCTACACTCTTATTGCTATCACAATGGTTTCTACTATCTACCTCTTCCCATTCCTCACTCATTGTTTCACCCTGTAAGTTGTCTAATAATACATTAGCATAATCATCTGTTAACTCATTACTAAGTTTTACACCTGTTTCTTCTTCCTTAGTTTCATCATCCTCTATTCCCTCTAAATCTGTAAACTCTAATGGTTGTAATGTTTTGAAATATAATTTTAGTGATATATCGTTGAATGCTAATATTTGATCAAAAGCATCTATTAACAATCTCTGGAAAGGTCTTATTACTGTGTTATCCATTAATATACTAGCAGTTTTTAATTCATCTGCATTATTACCTAAACCTGTATTGTCTTTAATACCAATTAACATAGGGCTTACAACTCTGTGTGCTACTAATATTTTTTTAGCACTTTCATCAGATAGAAACTGGTATTGATTATGTGCATCACTTAATTGTATTGGCTCGATACTTGCAGCAGTAGCTGGATCATCATTAAAAGCAAGTATAAATTTACCTGCGTTACTAGAGCCACTAAATTTCTGATATATCTTTTTTTCTATTAATTCTCTTTCCTCTGCGTTAGGTGTTCCGTTGTTAAAGTTAATTAACATACTAGGTGCTAAACCATTGAGTATATTATTTAAATGATAATTAGATATTTCTTCTTCCAGATCTGCGTATTGTAAACCACCTGCATAATCAGGGCTAGAATAATATTTAAAACCTGCACGATAAGGCTTCACGTATAAGATCTCAATGCTTTCTTTGCTCATACCAAATGCTGGGATTCTTGTTAGCTTATCTCCCTTTCTATATTTACTCCAATCCTGAAAATAAAAATATGCAGGTATATCCCCATCCTCGTTAGATTTTTCAGCCCTTAATGTTTCAACAGGCATATGCTCTACTTGTGCTATTGTTTTCCTATCCTTAGAATATATTATTTGCATCGCACATTGCCCCATAAGTTTTAGATCATAACATAGTTTTCTAGTGCAATCTTTATTAAACAAAGAAATCATTTTAGCATATTCTTCTGGCTTTCTATTGCTATCCGTAGCATCTAAGCCTTTACCAAATATCATTTCACTAATAGCGTTCATACAAGCACTATTTGTAGGGCTACCATTATATCTATCTATTAAATATTGAAAGTAATTATTATCTTCCCCATATGCTATCCAGTCCTGATAGGGCTTTTCTACTATATTCGGAGTAGTATATGTTGCTAGGTTTACTATTCTTAAATCGTTCATACTATAATATAATCATTATCAAAAGAGTTCTCTGTAACATAATCACCATCATTCATATCGTAATAGTTGTTTGTGGCTTGATTTAATGTTTGATCTGTTACAAACATCCTATCTCTATATATTACATTAGAGCCACTTTCTAAAGTTAGATTATAAAATCTACCTTCTTTTAAAATACTGTTCCCAGAATGCGTGTAAACGTTGTCTATGCTTATGTAATTACCAACTGTTGTAGCACTAATACTATAAGTATAACTTTTATTAGTAGATTCATCTCTAACTTTTAATGTGCCACTACTTATAAATTCTCTGGGTATTATTTTAATATTTTGTGAACTTGAACTCGTGGTTAATACTTTCATACTAATATATAAAGAAAAGTTTATTTTTTTGCATAAAAAAAGGGATGCTATTAACATCCCCTCTTTTGAAATACACACTAAAAAATATTAGTTCGGTGCTATTTGGGTTCCTGATACTGTTACTTGTGCAAAAGAAGTTGCATTCATAAATGGTGGTGGAAATTTCTCCATCGCTTGAAAGCTTAAAGTGAATCCTGAAAGATCACCCATAGCTGCACCACTTACAATTGTGCCCCCGTTTACATCTGCTCCATTTTCATAACCAACAACAAATCTATTTCCATTGTAATCCTCTACAATCACCTGTGGTCTAGAATAAGCTAAAAGCTTTAATTCCTGATTAGTACCTGCATCTAAGAAAGGTAATGTTAAGTTTAAAACACTTTCGTAAAAAGTAGTTCCGTTTTCTCTACTAGAATTTACAGTTGTTTCTAAACTAGAATTTCCCTTTATATCAAATTTATATGCAGTCGGTGTTCCTGTTATGTTGTTAATTGTTCCGTCAAAAGCTGATGCTGCAGGCTCATTTGAGCCATCATCAGTAGCAGTTCCTAACCCACCAAAATCTACAAAGTAAATAGCTTTTAATCCACCTACTCCAGATTTGCAAGGTAGTCCTCTACCAGTTGTTAGTAAACACGCCATAGTTTATTATTATTAAAATTATTAAATAAAGGGGGCTTTTACACCCCCTCTTATATTATGAATATAGTACTACTTCTGATCCGATGCCATACTGTACACCACTTGTAAATCTCATAATGATTCTCACATTTTGAT